CACGCCAGTCGAGCCGTAGGCGGTCGCAAAGCCCGGAGATTCACCCGTGCTTCCCAAACGCCAGCCGGTGCCGGTGTCATCAGACCGCTTCAGCAAGCGGGTCAGGATGCGCACGCGCCACAGGTCGCGGGCGTCCTTGATGGCATCAGCAATGTCCGCTTCGATCTGCGCGGAACGTGCGCGCCGCAGGTAGTCCCAAGTCCAGCCCAGGCGCCGGTCATACATCTTGATCGGCAGCATGTGGCCGGTGGTTTCGCTGCGGTAGCTGTCCGGCCGCCCATACTCCGTGTGTTCCTCGAAGCCGTTGGCGCTGCCCTGCCGATATTCGACTGTCGGCTGATCGGTGAAGGACACCAACCCCGCCCACAGGCTGTCCATTGTCAGTTCGGCGTTGAGCGCCCCGATGGCCGCGGCCGCCTGGCTGAGAATCTGCCCGTAGCCGATGTTGTCCTCAGTACGGAAGTTGTCTAGTTCCGTGGCGTCCCATCCGGGCGCCAGAACCAAGTTGTTAAGGGCGCGAGGCCCGTAAGTTGCCATGCGTCACCCCCTACGCTTTCTCTGGTCGGACGAAAACCACGGTCGCGCTTTCGGCCCATCCCACAACGCCATTGCTGGTTGACGTTTCATCCATCAGGCCCTCGGTGTCGCTGATGTAGATCAGCTTGCCAGGCGTCGCCGCCGTGCAATTCGAGATCGGCCCGTACACAACCACGTCAACCCTGTCGCCGGCCGCGGCGCTTTTGAGCGCGCACCCGATCACGAAGTCCGCGATGGGGTCGCTTCCGTTGCCGTCTGCCATCGCAATCGTTCCCGCTGCCAGCATAGCCACTGGCTGGCCCGCCGTGATGGTTCCCCCGGCGGTGTAGCGCCGGATGATTGCCCCCTCAAGCGGGCGAATCAACTCGGCGTCAGTCTGTAGTGTTACAGCCATTTCAACCCCCCTTGCTCACGTAAGCCTGTACTGCTTCAGGTCTTACGCCATATTTTGCCGCCAACTGCTGAGCGTCCAATCCGCCCAGGCCAGGCCCTGCTTGCCTGCCGCCCGATGTGGCGCTGATGTCCGGCACCGTCGAGGATGCCTTGAAAAGCGCCTCGTTGGAATCCAGCCAGGCCAGCCGGGCGAGCATGTCATCAACCGGCAGGCTTTCAACTGCCTTGCGAATCGGAGCCGACAGGCCAGCCAGTCTGGTTTTGTAAAGCTGTTCAATGACAGCCCCCTGGCGTTCGGCCAGTTCGGCTTTGGCTTGCAGCGCAGTCAGGTCAGCCGCCCGCTTCTCAGCAAGCTCTTTCCATTGCGCCTGGTCTGCCAGCGCCTTTTCCTCAAGCGCCTTGCGGGCTGCGTCAGCCTGTTTGGCGGCCTTCGCTCGTTCCCTTTCAAGCCGCTCGGCAATCAGTTTGTCGAGTTCGGCTTGTGTCATGCTGATCGTTTCACCTGCCGCCGTCGCACCGCCCTGTTGTCCGGTGGGCGTTGCCGTCGTTTGCTCTGGCGCCGCAGGTGCTGTGATTGTAGTCGTTTCGTCTGCCATTGTGATCCCCCGTGTTTTCACCGCCCCGTCGGGCGTACCCAAGTATAAATGCTCGCGTGCTAACAAACACTTAGGCCGCGAGTTTAGTTGTCTGCCTTGCTGATCTGCAGGCAGTTTGTGCCGTCACCCAGGAGCGTCAACGTGTCGTATTGGCCCAGGGCGGCGTTGCCAGCCAGCATGATTGTTGACGTGTCAGTGATGGTGATCGTTTGGTTTGTCGTGTTGCGCAGGATAGTGACTTTGCCCGCCGTGCTACAACCCGTAATGGTCGCCGTTCCGACGGTGCCGGCTGCCGCCAGCTTGATTGACGTGTAGCCGGCCGTAGCGATTGTCGAATTGGCCGTCACGGTAATAACGTTTGGCGCCGTGAATTTGAGTTCACCGGCCAATGTCGTGTTGCCCGTTACGCCAAGTGCGCCAGTTAAGGTTTGGTCTCCGGTCACGGCAAGGCCGTCGCTCACGGTCAAATCGTCTCCAACAAGCAAATCACCCCCGGTCGTGACCGCCCCGGTCAGCGTGGTTGTATCGCTCACCGTCAGCCGGGTGGCGTTGATCCATCCCAGGTAGACTTTCCCCAGGTCAGCCGATGTTCCAATCGCCAGCCCGACAATCAGGATGATTGCCAGGACAAGCGCCCACAAGCCCTTAAAGCCCTTCGTTTTCATTCCATGTACCTCCGATTTGCTCTCTGATTCGTTCGTCAAACATCCTGACAATCGTTCGCTGTTCATCCCTGGCAACCGACTGTACGGTTTGCCAACGGCCCCGGAATAGAGGCCCCTGTACCTCAGCGTCTTGCACTTCCCGGTTGTAGGGCGCCATGTCCGAGTTGCTGCCAACCCGGCCCGTCGCGTCTGCGCCCCGCCAGACAACTTCCCGTGACCACGACCGCTTGAGCGTGTTCATTCGCACATACTGCTGATTTGGCCGCGGCGGTGGGTATTCTTTCATCCGCCTGAGCAAAAGCACCGTCGCATCGGTCATGGCCCGATTCATGGCGATTTGGATGCGCCCTGGCGCCAATGTCAGCATGGCCCGCACCCTGGCGTCGTCAATGCGAATCGTGACTTCCATCAGGTAGGTTCCCCCACATACTCCCACGGCGAGTTGAGCGCAATGCTCTGCGTCTGCGATGTGGCTTCAATTTCGTCACACCGACAGTTCACGTGAAACGGCGGCCCCGCAATCCAGCCCATCGTGGGGTGCTGATACGTTCGGCTGGCCTTGTCACGGAATACCCCGTGCAATGGCCCGCAGATGGGGCAAACATGTTCATCCGCTGCCGTCAGCACCTGATAGCCCGTGATCGCTTCGTTGCCGTCATTCACCGCCCGATTGCCTTCGACGAAAATCCGGGTTGTCTCCGTGACTGCAATCCGCTTAGCACGCACCGGCCCGAAGACTGGCTCTAGTTGCGCAATGAGCACAGGCAGGCCCCCATCGGCTCCCGGCGCAAGGTCTCTGCCGCCCCGTGTCCAGCGCAGGAAGGCGTCTGCAACCTGCTCCCTGGCTGTGGCGCACAGGTTCGGCACGCTGCCAACGGCTGCGAGGTCGGGCGAGGTGTAGTAGGTGTTCACCCATTCGTCAACGTTCCGATTCAAGAACTCCCACGTTGACCACGACTGCGCCGTGATAATCGCCCTGGCTGCGGCCCTCTCTGATGCCACATCCCGGTAGGAGTCGCTCAAGTCAGCCCACATCCGGGCATCTTCGTCGTGCCAGAACTGCCGCCATTGCGCATCGGACGGGTCAAAGTTGTTCCCACGCAGCAGGCCAATGAGCCGTTCCTGCTGGCCTGCCAATGCCCCCACGTTGGCACGCTCTAGCGTCGCTTCGGCCCATGCCCTCGCAGCCGCCGAGTCCATCTGGCGATTCAGCCTTTCGGCTGTCGCCTGGTCAATGACGCCCGCCGCTACGAGTGCGGCCAAAAGCGGATTCACCTACAACCGCCGTGGCTTTCGCTTCGGCGTCACAGGTTGCGCCGGCGCTTCAGCTGGCGTCACGACTACGGGCGCCTGTGCTGGTTCCGGCTCTGGCATCGCCAGTGACCACCGCCCGGCGGCCAGCAGGTCGCGCACAAGCGACGGTGAGACAAGCGTCATGGCGTCGCCCGGCTGAAAACGCCTTGCGCCCCACTCATGCACCACTGTGCAGTAAATCGTGATTGGTTCGCTCATGGCTGATTCCCCTCAGTAAATGCCGCAGGGTTGGCAGGTGCAACCGGCGTTTGCTGCGTCGGCACTGCCTGCGGCGATTGGCGCAGGCTGGCCGCAATGGCCGCAACCTGCATGGCCTGATCGCGGCGCTTGGACACTCGGAAGGCCGACACTTCGTCCGGCGTGTACCCCAGGACTTTTTGCCAGATCATTTCGTCCGGCACGCCAAGCGCCTTGTGCGCTGTTCCTACCTGCGATTGCGTAAGCTCGCTGCGTGTGTTCACATCGGCCCACACCGCCTTGATGCGTGGCGTTGCGATGGCCGGTATGTCACCCGTTCCGTAACGTTGCGCCAGCCGGTAAGCCGTGGTCATCACGCCCGCCCAGGGCGCCGTAAACGCCTGCGTCCGTTCGGTGGCTTTGGCGACAAGGCCCGCCTCAAGTTGCTTGAGTGCCTCGCCGCTTGGCACCTCAGCCCCCGCAAATGGCCGCAGGCGGTGCGCTGGAACACCGGTCACAGCGGAGAGAGCACTAACCATTGTCCAGACCGTCGCTATCATCGGCTGCGTGTCGGAAGGTGCAAGCCGATTCAGTCGCCCGCCGTACACCTCAAGCAACCGACCGGGCGCAAGCTCTATGCCCGCTGGTTCGTTCTCCTCGTTGTCGGGCGTTGAAACGACCGGCGCTTGCACGTTTTCGCCGTACTCGACTGACATAATGGGGAAGCCGCCCGCGGCCGCGGCCGCGAGCAGGTCGAGCATAGACGTGTTGAGACTGTCCTGTAGAGCCAGCACCGATGGGCTTAGTTCGCTCCCGCCTGGCACACGGAACGACCACACCGCAAAGCCGATAGGTCGTCCGTCTGTCCCAAGCCACGGCAAGGGCCAGGACGTGTCGCCTGGGTCTTGCGCCGGTTCCCAACCGTACACATTGCCGGGCGCCCGCTGGTACTTGCGTACCTCTCCTGGCAGGTAAACCGTCTTGCGTTCCTTGCCCGTCGCGCCCGGCTTGAGTGGGTCATAGGTTGTCCAGTACTTCGCGTAATACTGTGGCAGGTGCGTCTCTGGGTCAAGGTGGGTTGTGACGCCCTCTAGCCCATCATCCTGGGCATGGACGTAGAAAGCAGGACGGTTGGCTTTTTCATCCCACGTCACCAGCAGATAAGCTACGCCATCACGCAGCGCCTTGCGGTAGAGGTCAATCTGCAAGGTGTCCAGGTCATTGGCCGTCCACCAGTCCCAAAGCAGATCGGCAAGCTCCCCTTCCGGCGTGGCGTTGTCTTCCGCCCCTGCCGCCGTCTCTCCGTCCACCGTGAAGCCCACAACGCACAGGCGCTCCCGGATCGTGTCTACCACGTTGCGCATCAGGTTGAATGACCAGGTGGCGTCATTGCCCTGGCCGACAAGCAAGCCCAGGAAGTCCCGCTGGCGAGGACTGAGCAGCACGTCATGGTTGCCGTCGTAGTAATCCCGTTGGCGCCTTAGCGTTTCCCGGTCAATCGCCTGCCGGTCAATGATAGCCTGAAGGTGAATGAATCGCTCTACCTGTTCTGGCGTCAATCGCATGATGTCAATCAATGATGCACCTTTGCCCGCTGCGTCGCACCTGCGCCAACCCTGGAAACCACGTAGCGCAGGGCGTCCATTGCGTGATCGTTGGTTTTCTCAGGTTCATCTTTCAAGCCGTCCTTGCCCCCGCGCCAGACGTAGCCCTCAAACTCACTGAGTAGATTGACGCAGCTAGGGTCAACCGTCAGCCGTGGCATCATGTCGCCTGCCGCTGGCAGCCTGGCCTTGACTGCCTGAATCCCGGCCATGACGGCGTTGTTTGCTGGCACCGTGGGGATGCCTGCCTTACGCAAGTCAGCAATCAGGCCCGCCGCTGACGGATCGGTCACAAATTCACCTGCCCGATACTCTGCCATAAGCCGTTTGGCCTCCGTGACCACCTCGGCCTGTAGCCGCCGCCGCTGGTAGAACTCGTGCATAACGTGCAAGCGCCCGTCGTGATCTTCCCCGACAATCAGGATTACCGCGGGGTTGGTGTATCCCTCGTCAACCCCCGCCCATACCCGTGTCCAAGTGCGGGTTGGCACCGTCTTCACGTTGCGCCCCCGGTCGAACTCGTCATACACCAGGCCGTCGAAGCCGACGAACTCGCCGAGCAATTCCTGCTGAGCGAACTTCCCCTCGTAGGCTGCGTGCAGCGATTCGACGAACTCCCTGGACAGGTACGGATTGCCCGCCGTAGTGGAACGGAAGATTGACATCTGCGCCTGTCGCTGGTAAACCCAGTTGCGCCCCTTCGGCGTGGTAGTAATCCAACATGGCCCCGCCTTCCCGTCAGCCCGCAGGCGTCCGATGGTAATCTCCCACGTCTCAGCGCCGCATAGGCTCGCTTCGTCAATCCAGGCCCACGATATGTTAGGCCCGCGCAGCCTGTCCGGTTGGTCGGCTGACCGGAAGAGCACTTCCGCCCCATTGCGCAGCGTCAAGCGCATTTCGCTGGCGTGCGTTTCGGCTATTGTCGCCTCGGCCACTTGCCGGAAGGTACGCAGCGTGGCGTCACGCAGCATCGGGTATGACGGCGCAATGACCAGGCCAAGCGTGCCTGGCGTCTGGCTATAAAG